TGTCGCACAAGACTTCGAAGTAGCCTGGGCATTTGGATGTTACAATGGTATCGAATTAGAACAAGAAGTTCATAGGTACTGTGAATCCTTTAGAGTAAATAATAAACGAGAGTTCTTTAGAATGACTGTTGATGAAGCTAAGGCTGTAATCGAAAGATTAGGAGAACGTTATACTGGTAAAGATGATAAGTAAGAAATTTTCGTGGCAACTTCGCGCGTTTCGCGCGGCGGCCGTAGGCCTTATATTCTACCTAACCCTCTCATGCTCGCCCGAACCTCTTATCCCTGCTGTTTGCGAAAGCGGTGATTGTAGTAGTTATATAGAGTTTCATAGAGATAAAGATAGTAACGGGTATTACCATGTAGAGTTAGATTGGACGAGGGAGTACCTACCTTACTTTTACGTAGATGTTCATGCAGATAAGACTAACTCTCTATATCAGTATAATAATTCTTCGGTAGTAACTGCAGAGTTCGATAGTAATACTTCATGGAAGATAGGAGATACGTTGGTAATACAGCAGCCTATATACTCACCGTTTGGTCCGGTTACATCTACAGGTATCCCTTTACCGGTTGATTATACAGATCTTGCATTAACTCAGTTTAAGGGGATAGAGGTTAATATAGCTCAACGTACAGAGTTGTATTTTAGAGAAAAAAATAATAAATTTACTACTAGACGTTATTTAGGACCATTTATTCCACAGATGATCGGTGATACTATTACGATTTATATGAAGGTAAATTGGGATGCAGGAGCTAGTTCAATAACTAAATCTAAATATTTAGAAAAATTTATTGTAAAATAGTTGCTTTTCTGCTTTTAAAACATTATCTTAATTAATATATAAAGTATTATATAATATATAAGTTAATATAATTATAATTTAATAATAATAATATAGTATAATAAATAATTAATACAATATGGCATTATCGGCGGAAAAAATATCTAAAAACTATCAAAAGCATCTTAAGATAGTTGATACGTACATAGGTGACCGTAAGGAGAGTGTACTTTCAATGTTAAATCACATGGAGGATACTTACGTAATGGCTCCTGCAAGTGGTAAAACTTGGTACCACAATGCTTTTGCCGGTGGATATGTCGATCATGTTAATAGAGTAGTGGAATTTGCGGTAAAACAGTCTAGGTTATACGAAGAAATGGGTGGTTCTATTGATTTCACCGAAGAAGAGCTTGTATTTGCCGCATTGTTCCACGACTTAGGTAAGATTGGTGATGGAGATTCACCTAACTATATACCTCAGACTGATAAATGGAGGCAAGATAAGCTTTCAGAGATGTATACCTTTAACCCAGACTTAGATTTTATGTTGATTCCCGATAGATCCTTATTTATCTTACAGAAATTCGGTATAAAAGTTAGTCAGAAAGAGTTTTTAGCTATAAGATGCCATGATGGTGTGTTTGATAAAGCTAATGAAGCGTACTTTTTTAGTAACGTGCAGTCATCTAGACAAAAAACCTCTATTATCTCAGTACTCCACACTGCAGATTTCTTAGCCTCTAAGGTTGAGTACGATATGTGGTTAAATAACGGTGGAAATACTCAATCTAAAGTAACTAAAGCTAAATCCACTACAGGTAGACGGGTAAACTCATCAGACGGCCTGTCAAACATGTTAAAAAACTTATAAAACTATAATATGGAAATTAATCCAACACTATTTTACATAATTCTCGGGATTCTAGTTGTTTTTTCCGGAATATTATCTTATATTGTATATAATCTACTTAGAAAAGTAGAAAACTATGAAGATGTTGTACAGGACCAGGTACAATACTTACAAAATATATCAAACGCCGTAGGCGAAGGTCAAAAGCACCTAAAGAATCTTGATCAGAAAGGTACATTTCAGTCAGACGATGAGGTCGGTTATTTTTTTAAACAAATGGAAAACGTACAAAAAGAGCTAGACCGATACATGCTCCCTGAAAATTATGGCAAGAAAAAAAGCGAAAGCTAATTATTTTACAAAAGAAACAGAAGAATATATAGTCAAATATAACGAGTCAACAGATCAAGACTACAGAAATAAAATCTTTACTGATCATATCTATATCCCTTTCTATAAATTATCCGAAAACATTATACATACCTTTAAGTTTTACTACACAGATGTAGATAAAATAGAGGACCTTAAGCACGAGCTTGTAGGAGTACTTCTAGAAGATAAGATTATGAAATTCGATCCTACAAATGGAGCCAAAGCATATTCCTATTTTGGTACTATAGTTAAAAGGTGGTTGATTAACTACAATAATAAGAATTATAAGAAGTTAAAAAGAGTAGGACAATTTTCTGAAATGGAGGAATCTTATGAACCAGGTAGCAACATAGATTCTGTAAACAGAAAAACTCTTATACTAGTTTTAGATAATTGGATATCTAATATGTACGAAAGATTAGACGATCTTTTCGAAAAACCTTCGGATAGAAAGATAGCTGATGCTGTTCTTGTAGTATTTAAAACTAGAAATGATATAGAGATATTTAAAAAGAAAGCACTTTACATTTATATAAGAGAAATGACAGATTGCGATACCCCTACTTTAACTAAAGTAGTAAATGTACTTAAAAAAGAATGGTATGCTATATACCAAAAGATGTACGATCAAGGACTTTTGAACAATAGTTACATATAATCTATTTATAATAAAACTATTATATGAGCTTAGATAAAGAAATATTTAAAGGCAAAACGTTATCTGATCTTTTTTCTGAAATATACGATAATTCTAAAGAAACCAAAGGACAGGTAAAAGGGCTGATAGGAGAACTTAAACCACTTATAGAAAATATTGGTGATGCTACTCTAATTGTACCAATGATAAAAGAGTATATGGAGATAGGAGTAAAAAACGATGAACACTTAATTAAACTAGCCACAGTAATCCAGCGAATAGAAGCTGCTGCTGCAAAAGGTGAATCAGGTGAATTTGATTTTTCTGATCTTCAAGACTTATTAGAAGAGCAAGAAGCTATTGAAAACGAAATAGAAGAAGTAGAAAAACCTGAAGAAGGAAAGGATGCAATTTAACAACCCCCTTTCTAGTGTAAACAGTACCTCTGCCGATAATATAATACCGGTAAGAGTAAAGGATATTATATTAGATAAGAATCACCCAGAAATAACATCAGGTAAATTTAAACCTATAGACGGTATAGGAGTAATTAAGTATGTAAACCTAACTCAATCTATTGATGTAGAAGATACTAAAACTCTACCGTATGCTTTTCCTATTAACTCTTTTAGCACTACACTTCCTCTTATTAATGAAGTAGTACTACTAGTTAAAGGTCCAAGAGAATCTGAAGAGCTATCTCAATATGATTACTATATTTCTATTCTAGGAATTTATAACGATATTAACTACTTACCTCTAGAGAAAGAAAGTGAACCTCAAGACGATGATGCTCCCGGTTACGAATATGAAGAGAATAGCAAAACCAGACCGCTATACCCTTTTAACGGAGATACTATAATACAGGGTAGATTAGGTAACTCTATTAGATTTGGAGGAGCTAAGTCTCCTATGAATACGTTAACTAATAACTCTAATAAGCAAAAGCCTATTACTATACTTACTAACGGACATGAAGAATTAGAAGTAACTGAATTATACGTAGAAGATATAAACAAAGATGACTCTTCTATATACCTAACCTCTCAACACACTATACCGCTTAAACAGTCAAAAGTAAAATTTGCAGGAGCTAAAACTAGACCTACCCTATCAGACGCGTATGAAGGAAAACAGATTATACTTAATAGCGGTAGATTATTTTTTAACTCAACTGAAGAAGATATAATCTTTACATCAACTAACTCTTTAGGTATATCATCTAAACAGACATTTATTGACTCAGAAGACTATATTGGATTAGATGCTAAGAAGATCTACCTTGGTGAACAAGCTAAGATAAGAGAATCTGAGCCTTTAATAAAAGGAGATCGATTAGAAATACTTTTGGAAACAATAATAAAAAGCATGAGAACTATATCAGAGGGGTTAACAAAAGCTAAAAACGGCGGAGGAATAATACCCGAACTTAATGGCATAGGCCCTCAACTCGTAGGTACAATGAGCGGCTTATTGGAAGACATTAACCCGGGAGGAAAAAGCTCATTAAAATCATCTAAAGTGTATACAGAATAATGCCACATACTTTTAAAAAGAATTTAAAATCTAAACTACCGGAATACGCTATTACCGCTTTAGGAATGGCTAGAGCTTTAGTCATTAATCGAGCATTTTCTATAGTAAGGGACATACTTAGTGAACTTTCTGACACCTGCCCGCCACCGGAACAGTTAAAAAAGCTCGCAAGCAAAATAGATAAGGTAGACTCTACGCTAAGTAAAGTTCAAAAAGTAATAGACAGAATAGCAAAACTTCCCCTATTATTAGACGCCGCTATATTAGCATTAAAGGTATATTTAGATATACAGCTCCACTATAGACCTGATTTCGTTGCTAGCCCTATTACGGGAACAACCGGTACCCTTACTGGTGCTAAAAAAACAACTAACCTTACTAAGCTGGAAGAAAGAATTAGAAGAGCAGAAGAAAGGTTAGAAGACTTAGAAGAAGTAAAAGAGGTTGTCAAAACCGGGGTACGTATAACGAGAGACGGTATAGCACCCGTACTAGGTATATTTACGGTAGTTAAAAGCTTGATAGATGCATGTTACTCTAAACAAGATTTGACTGATGAAGAAAGAAGAAAAATAATAGATGACGTTCAGAAGAAAACTGACGATATATACATTAAAGGTATAGCCTTTATATCAGAAAGCGGTGATACCTATACTATAAAAGTTCTTAAAGACCCGGACTCACCTCCTATATCAGCTAGAAGACAAGCCGTTGCAATAGACTTTAGAGGTGTTACTGTGTTAACAGGTCCTAAATCTTTTGCTAGTAGCCCCGAAATATTAGTAGAAGAAATAAAATTTAGACTTAATCAACTAAAAGCAAACAACGTTGTTACCGTGGAAAAATCACCAAGTAGTACAGTCACCGATATTCAGGTTAAAAGATCTACTAAAACTGAAACACCTATAACTCCAAAACAAAATAATACTGCTAACAGTAACAACCCTTCTAAAACCAGTAACCAAAGTTACAGACCTAATGTCTCCCAAGGAAGCGCATTAGGTATAACACAGAGTAATCTTAACGACGGTAGTGTTAATATAGATTATGAGTACAATAGAGAACAAGACAGAAAGAATAACGAAAGCTTTTATTAAAGCATAACTAATACTTTAACTATTTATATATATGAAACTCGATCAATTAAGAAAAATCATACGAGAAGAAGTAAGAGCAGCTGTGAAGGAAGAGTTACAAGATGTAATTTCCGAAGCAGTAAA